CCGGACCATAGTATCCTGCCATTCACTCACTCCTGTCCTGCTGCCTTTGTGCTTTTTCTCCCTCCTGCATCAACAAGAGGGAGACTTTTTTTACCATTTACCTTGAAATGTTCTTTCCAATATTGTTTTCTGTTCCATCAAATCTTCGTCCTTATCCCAACCTCTTGGAAGTAATCCGATTAACGATGTATTGTTTCGCCATAATAGTATTTTTCCAGACTCCTCTATCCTATATGGTCCTTCAATCTCCATGTCATCTGATGTTTTCGCACTTTCATCTATCATGTTGTACAATCCTTCATTGATTGGCGTCAATTCAGAGCCATTTGTTAGAAGTCTGCTAATTACCCCAAACTTCGGTTCCTCAATAAGAAGATTCGTTTCTTCCAGATATTCGTCCGGTTCTTTTTCTGCTAAAAGAATCTTCATCTCGTCTGGTACCAACTGCTGCCGTGACTCATTTTTATGTATTCGGACATATTCATCCCGTGGCAAATCTCCAATAAGTTCAACAAGAGCCGCTTTTTCAGCATTAGGAAAAAATTGTTCTTGAATGGCCACAAACCAATAGCCCCCAACAATGTAATACACTTTTGCCTTTTCACTGTGTCCGACACTCAAATTGTCATTTTTATAGGCTTCCTTTAAAAGTTTCTTAAATATACTCGTTTTGATAAACATAATTCATAACCTCCTTTATTCATCGATATAGGTTGCCGCCATGTCGGCAAGATGCAAATATACAGCCAATTTTGACCGTTTGTATGCCGCGTTTATATCCCGGCTTCCACCTCTGACCGCATCGTCAAAGGCTCCCATGTGCCACCGGATGGCAAGTATCTCCTCATCCGTCAAGTTCATAAACCGCTGGATGATAAAGATTGATTTTTCCCCATGCCCTGCTGGGAAAGATTCCGTGTTGTGTACATACGTTCTTTTTGTCTGTTTTTCTCCAGCCTTATGCATCGTCACCGGAAAAGATTTGGTATTGTATTCGTATGCTATTTTCTCCTTTTCAAGCTGTGGCTTATACAAATCCACTTTACATACATCGTGCAGCAATCCAACAATAGCAATTGTTTCTTTTGTATATCCTTGAAGCACCTCTTTTTTCATTAAACGATTCATAACATTTACAGAGTGCTCCACCAAGCCCCCTTCATAACTTCCATGATATTTTGTGCTCGCAGGTGCCTCTAAGAACCCTTTATCAACAAGATAACCTAAGAGCTTGTCCGCTCCTCTTCTTTTGATATGTTTTTTGTATAATTTTATAAATTCATTTTTCATGTCATTCCTCTCTTTCTACCTCTCTATCAATTCAGGATTGTCAAAAATGTTTCCGATAACTTCTACTCGATTTCCGTTTTGAACATATTTCCATAAATCATTATTCAAAGATTCGCTTCCGTTCTTTCCCATTCCGATAGCAAAAGTTATCCTAAAATCTTTATAAAATACTTTCCCAAGTCTTTTCTTTATGTCTTTGTTCTGAAATGGACAATCATCATTGTCTCTTTGGAACAAAATAATATCATTCTCCCAAATCGGCTTGCCGTTCTTATCTTTTAAACCGATGCACTGGCAGATAGTAGATGGGTCTACTAAGTGTGTAATTACATATGGCTTCCACATTGGGTCGCTATCTGGTGGTTTTACACAACCATTAGCAATTTCATATTTTCCGTTCGGGAGAATAATAAGGCTTCCAATTATCCACTTTCCATTGTCAATCCTCTTTGCCTTAAATAAATATCTATCGCCTATTCTTTTCAAATATCTATCGCCTATTCTTTTCAATCTTCTTCCTCACTTTCATAACTTGCCTGGCACGAACATTTTCCACACATAGGAATCAATGTATCGCTATTATCATACATATAGCCCAAACACTTCTCTGAACCATCATCCGGTACTTTACCATAACCTTTAAAAATACATTCAGGTGGCTTCTCGCACCGTTCAAATTCAATTACCCATACCCACGGGTTCGCATCCCATCCGTAGCGGTCAAGGTCGGATTTCTTGATGGTTGAGTTCCATAAATTTTCAAACATTTCGAGCTGATTCATGTCAAAATAAGATGCGTTTGGGTGCACATGGCTATTAAGTCCCTCTTTAAGCACACCCTGTCCTGTTATATCCTGTAACTGTTCCACCCGCACATTCGTAACCTTAAGCCAGATACGAGCCGCTTCTTTCGGCATGTGGATGGACGGATGCCATGTATCATCAGAAGGATATTCATTGTCCTCGCATGATGCACGGTACATATAGCATCCATGTTCCTTCTTCTTAGAATCATATATTACTTGATTCTTGCATGCATCTGGAATAGCATCCAATCCGCAATACCAGCACGGACACCACGCAAATGTCTCACGAACATACAGACGGTCTCCCGGTTGGTATGGTGGAATATATGGACATAACCTTTCATTTCCCCGAGGTTTTGTGATATAACCATTTGGGTGTACCTCAAATGGCTGTTTTAATACTCTTCGTGTACAAGTCTTTCTTCCGTCCAAAATAGCTCTAACCATTTCGGTGTTAAATAATATAGGTTTTACGCTCATTTTTTCTCCTTTCAACACACCAGTTTCCCAGTGCGTAATTTGTTAATATTTAATATTAAATCCACCGTGTTCATTTACCCAATCGATAGCTTCTGCGTATGTAATACCATTATTCTTTAGTACATAAAGCAAATTATGAAATTTAGGATGTGTATTTTTTAATAATTCAAATCTACCTTTTCCTTGCTTTTCTAAATGGCATCCAAAACCACACAAAACACAGCCTGTTCTTCGACATTTTGTTGTTCGCAATAATGCTCTATTGTCGTTGAATATCCCATAATCAAAAAATGATATTTGGTTTTCACATTGTTTCATAGCGGTATAATCAACAACTACTTCTCCGTAAACAGAACATATAGGTAACTTATTTTTTACTATATACCAAAGTACATCCTGCTCCGTCCAAAATGACATTGGATTACTTTTTGGGTTTTTGCTTTCAAATGAATTGCATCCATGTTTTATCCAATTGCTTTTCCTTAGGTTGCTTTCGTAGGCCATAGTTGCAATAATAGGTTTTCTTCCAGTTTGCAATTCATATGTATGAGCCGGATTTTTTTTCATTACCCGACAACACTTATTAGATACATCAAAAGGTGCATTTAACATAAATAAATATCTTGACTTATCATACATAGGACCAAAGTCATCACATTTTAAACCGAATAGCTGTTTAACTCTGACGGGTGCTCTCAATATCTCACTGGGGATATTCCCAGTTCTTAAGTTTAGATAAGATATATTTTCTTTGTCTTTTCTTCTATCTATTCCAATCAAATCGGCTATTCGATAGGCAAACGGAATAATACTTTTTCCATCTTTCTTTTTTTCCGTAAGTATTGCAATGTATTTTCTACTATCAGAAATGCATTCTGATGTTTCTTTTGAAAATAATGGAAATCCATACTTGCTACATACTTCTGCAAATGAAATTTTCGGTTTCAAAATTTCAAGATTGTCAAATGTCATAGCAAATTGTTTTAATTCTGGATATTGTGTCGGAACATCCACAAATACAAGCGGGATATTCCTATATCCGCAAACCACTCTGACTATGTGTGCCAAAACAGTGCTATCCTTTCCACCGCTAAAACTTACATAAACACCATCTTCACCAAACTGATTTACCCAATCATCTATTCTCCTTTTTGTCATTTGTACTTTATCGTCCAATGACAAGGATTGCATCTGGTAAAGGTCTGTAATTGTATGTCTATTTGCCATGTAATACTGCTCCTTTCTCTATGTCTCCTCCATTTCTTAAATCCTCCCAAAACAATTCAATAAGTTGCACTTTTTTTTACTGAGGTGACTGAACAGACATATATAAAACATGAGTTTTAATAATAGGAGGCGAAAAGCCATGCAACAAACATTTATAAAATGGCCTAAGAAATTGGAAGATTTTTATTTTTTCCATATCCGAAAATATTTGAAAAATCCAAAGGTGGAATTCTTTACATATTTTTTATACACACTAGCAGAATCCATTCCATATGTTCCAATTCAAATTCAATGGATTTTAACTTTAATAATTAATCTTCCTTAATTTCTTTATTTGGATAAGTTCTAGCGAATAAACTTCGTTAGAATTTATCCTATGCTTTACCACTCCGGTTCCACATCAGGTGCCTTTGGCATATAGCCATCCTCAATCTCAATTTTTCGCAATGCATATCGCATGCTTATTTCTTTATCATCCCATGCATACGCATAGCCATCTGGAGCAAATGTACTCTTACATTTTCGATTACAGCGGTCTATAATCGTTTGATAACTCATGTAATTCTTTCTTGCCGCTTCTCGCGCTGACGAGTACACTTCTACCACTTCACCATTACAATCTATTTTTGCAACTGGTTGTCGGCGGCTCTTTGCCCCCGTGCGTTTACCCAGTTCACGTTTGCTTATGTATGAAATATTCTGTATATGGTTTTCATATTGACATCCGTTTTTGTGGTATGCCACATGTCCCGGCGGCGGAACTCCTAGAAATGTTTTCGCAATCAACTGCATCACAATTTCTTCTCTGCTCTTTCCATCCCTGGTTAATTTAACAATCATCCTTTGGCTTCCACTCATATGCTTGTGATATGGTCTTAGCAAGCGTGTTTTTCCTGATGGATACACACGCCGAATATTTCCCTCTGTATCCGCTTGATACTTTCCATCATAACCGGAAATGTCCTTCCATGATTCTTTCATGTGCCGCTTTCCTCCTCATAAAACTCGTGACTTCCGTCAACCACCTTTTCTTCCTCCTCA